AAAAAATTATGACACCACTTCTTAAAGGTGTAAATAATTTATTTAATTTAGGTTTAGATTTTAATGCTACAGGAGGTGTTTTTGGTAAAGATGGAAAAATACAAGCATATGCAAAAGGTGGAGTCGTTACAGAGCCAACATTTTTCCGTTACGGTGCATCAGGTAATTTAGGTTTGATGGGAGAGGCTGGCTCACCAGAAGCAATATTACCTCTTGTGCGCGGTCGTTCTGGTAATTTAGGAGTTGAGTCATCTGGTGGAGGATCGACAAATATAGTTGTAAATGTTGATGCTTCTGACACTTCTGTTGATGCACAAAATGAAAATGCTAATCAATTAGGTCAAAGTATTGCAAATGCAGTGCAAAATGAGTTAATAATACAAAAAAGACCAGGAGGATTATTAGCATAATGGCAACATTTCCAGCAATAGTACCAAGTTTTCCTGTAGAAAAAGATATACGACCTGATCGTAATATTGTGAAACTAGGCGATGGTTATGAGCAAAGAATTACGGTAGGACTAAATCAAAGTGCTATGCGTTTACGTTTAAAGTTTGAAAATATCACAGAAACAGAATCTGATACTATAGAAACCTTTTTTGCAGCAAGGGTTACTGATAACGAACCCTTTGATTTTACACCTCCTGGTGAGTCTGCGAGTAAAAAGTATGTTTGTGATGATCATAAAAAAGTTATAAGATATGCAAATCGTGCAACAATAACTTGTGTATTTAGAGAAGTATTTGAACCATAAATGGCTATACCTATAACAGAATTACAAAAATTAAATCCTTTTTCAATTATTGAATTGTTTGAGTTGCAGTTAGTTGAGGGATTACACTATGCAACTGGAAATCCATCTAATGTCCCAACAATATATAGATTTCATTCTGGTGTTAATTTAAACAGTAATGCTAATATAATTTGGCAATCTAATACTTATGAAAGACTGCCAATCGAAGCTACAAATTTTGAATATTCAGGAACAGGTAAAATACCAAGACCAAAATTAACAATGTCTAATCTTGGTGGTATTACAAGATTAGGTAGTGTTATTAGAGTTACTGACTTGTTATTATCAGTAAATTTAATAACTGCAAGAAATGATTTGCTTAAGGCAAAATTTGTAAGAATAACAACAACTGCTGATAATTTAGACGCAGCAAATTTTAGTAGTGGAACTAACCCTTATGGAACACCTAGTAGTGATGAAAATCCACAAGAAATATTTGAAATAAATAGAAAAATTACCGAAAGTAGAACAACTGTAGAATTTGAATTAACTTCAACTCAAGATTTAGAACACGTTAAATTACCACGGAGACAAGTTACAAGAAAAGATTTTCCTGGTGTTGGTACATTTGTAAATTAAATATGAATAATAAATCTAAACAAGATGCTATAAATCATGCAAAAGAATGCGCTCCTGATGAATGTTGCGGTTTGTTTATAAAAACTAATAATGGTTTCGAGTATTATAAATGTAAAAATATATCTTATGAAATAAAAGCTGAATCATTTGTTATTGATCCTTGTGATTATGCTGATGCAGAAGATAAAGGAGAAGTAGTTGGTATCGTTCATTCGCATCCTCAAAATGTTTTAGAATTTTCTGAACAAGATAAATATAGTTGTAAATCAATAGATGTACCTTTTTATCTTGTTTGTCCAGATTTAGATAAAATGATAGTAATACATCCTAATGAAGTAGATGCTTAAAAAAATAACTGTATATGGAAAGCTAAGAAAGTTTTTAGGACAATCTACATTTGAGGCTGATGTAAATAATGTAAGAGAGGCATTTAGTTTTTTATTTTCAAATTTTAAAGGACTTGAAAAACATATGAGAGAACAATTATATGTTGTAAAAATAGGTGCAAAAGTAATTACTACTGACCTTATAAATATGAATACAGAAAAAGAAATAAAAATAATACCTGTTGTTCATGGTAATTTTTTTAATTTTGTTCTTGGGCTTGCGTTAAAATATGGTGCAAAAAAATATATTACTAATAAAATTTTAACTACAGTTGTTTCTTATGTTGCAACAAGTTTAATTTTAAAAGGTGTAAATGATATGTTAGCTCCTCAACAAGACACAAGAAATTCTGTAAGTAATCAAGATAGTTTAGATCCAGCAGCTTTAGCTTCAAATTACTCTTTTACAGGGCTTACTAATATTAGTAATGCTGGTGTTCCAGTAAATATTGCATATGGAGAGATATTAGTAGGATCTATTGTAGTGTCTAATGGTGTTGATACAGTACAGGTAGAAGGTACAAACTAATGGCTATACAAGAATTTAATCAAAATACAACATTTAATAATCCTGATTTACCTAGTGGTGCATTATCTTCAAAACAATTTAACACTATTGTTGAATGTATTTCAGAAGGTGAAATAGAGGGTAGTGCAACAGCATCAAAAGCAGGTATAACTGATCAATCATCAACTGCATATCTAAATGCTTTCAAAAAAGATATATTTTTAAATAAAACACAAATTTTACAAGATTCTGCAAGTAATACCGCACCATCAAATAGTGATTTTAATTTTAAAGATGTAAGTTGTGAATTTAGAACTGGTACAGCATCACAAACATTTATTAAGGGTATAAAAAATATTGAAACAGAAATACCAATAAGTACAACTGTTACAACAGGAACTCCTGTTACACATACTGTTAGTCAGTCAAATATTAATGCAGTACGCGTAACTTTGAGATTTCCAACGATGCAAAAGTTTGAAGATAACGGTGATATTAATGGAGTTGAGGTAAACCTTTTAATAAAAACAATTGAAAATGATGGTACAACAAATACTGTTATAAATGACACAGTAAAAGGTAGATCTACAAATGCTTATTTTAGAGATTATTTAATAAACTTAAAATCCACAACATCTTTTCCCGTACAAATAAGAGTAGAAAGAGTAACAGCAGATAGCACTGAAACAAATTTACAAAATGCATTTTCTTTTTCCTCTGCAACGAATATCATTTTTGAACAGAACGCATACCCTAATACTGCTCATGTAGCATTAAGATTTAATGCTGAACAATTTCCTCGCATACCATCAAGAGTATATAAAATTAGAGGCATTAAAGTTAAAATACCTGTTACTGCAACTGTAAGTTCTACAGATGGCTCAATAACATATTCTGGCACTTGGGATGGTACTTTTAAAACTGAAAAAGCATGGACTTCTGACCCTGCATGGATATTATACGATTTACTAACTAATTCACGTTATGGTTGTAATCTTGCAGAATCAACAATTGATAAATTTGCATTCAAAACTGTTAGTGAGTATTGTGGACAACAGGTAGATGATGGTTCTGGAACAGGATCTACAGAACCACGTTTTAGTTGTAATGTTAATATTACTCAGTCAAAAGAGGCTTATAACCTAATTGGTGAATTATGTAGTGTAATGAGGGCAATGCCTTTTTATGCACAAGGCACTATAGAAATATCACAAGATGCACCAAAAACACCTTCTTATTTATTTAACAATGCAAATGTAACAGAAGAAGGTTTTGTTTATTTTGGATCAAGTCTTAAAACAAGACATACAGTAATAAATGTTTCATATTTAGATATGGTTACTCAAGAAATAGATATAGAGACAGTAGAAGCAGACACAGCTACACAAACAAAATATGGTGTTGTTGTTAAAAACATAAAAGCATTTGCTTGTACATCAAGAGGTCAAGCTGCAAGATTAGGTAGGTGGTTTTTATATAATGAACAAAATTCTGGCGAGAGTTGCACATTTAATACAACAATAGCTGCTGGTGTTTTAGTAAGACCTGGTGATGTAATTGAAATAGCAGATAGTTTAAAATCTAATCAAAGAACTGGTGGTCTTTTAAAAAGTGTTACTAGCACAACAGTTGTAGTTCTAGACGATACTGCTAATACAAATATTCCTGATATTACAGAAAATCCATCTATTTCTGTAATATTACCTGATGGCAGTATGGAAACAAAAACTATATCAAATATTAGTTCTGCAACTATTACAGTATCGACTGCATTTTCTATAGCACCTAATGCAAATGCACCTTACATATTAGAAACAGCAAGTTTACAACCTTCACAATGGAGAGTAGTTTCAATTACAGAAAATAAAGATACAACATTTACTATTAATGCACTTGATCATAATGACGGTAAATATGCGTTTGTAGAAGACGGTACAGCATTGCCAACAAGAAATATTTCTACATTGACACAAATATTAGATTCACCTGTAGGACTTAGTGTAAGTGAAAAAATAGTAACAATTAACAATAAGGCTGTTAGTAAATTAATTTTAGATTGGCAAACGCAATCTGGTGCAAGTAAGTATGAAGTACAATATAGATTTAATAACGGTGATTTTAAAAAGATAGAAACACTTGCAAGTGACGCGGAAATATTTAATAGTGATGCAGGTGTATATGAAATAAGAATTTTTAGTTTTAATGGTTTAGGTCAACCATCAAGACAACCAGCAACCTTAATATTTAATGCGGTTGGTAAAACTGCACCGCCATCTGATATTACAAACCTTACTTATGAACCTATTTCAGATAAAGAAATAAGATTAAGATGGAATGCTGTACCAGACCAAGATGTGCGTGCAGGGGGGCGTATTCACATAAGGCACACTCCTAAAACAGATGGGAGCGGTACTTTTCAAGATGCAACAGACCTAGTTTTTGCATTAAGTGGAGCATCAACAGAAAAAGTTGTTCCTTTACTTGAAGGGGAGTACATTCTTAAAACACAAGATGATGGAGATAGATTTAGTACAGGTGAAACAAGTATTGTTATAGATTTGCCAGAAGCACAGCCTAAATTACTAATACAGACAAGAAGAGAAGATTTAGATAGCCCTAAATTTCAAGGTTCAAAAACTAATGTAGGATTTGATTCTGGTACAAATTCAATCAGTTTAGCTGGAACAGGAAATTTTGACAGTAGTACAGATATAGATTCTGAAACCTCTATCGATGATATCGGTGGCGTTGCATCAACTGGCACATATTTATTTAATGAAACTTTAGATCTAGGGGGTGTGTTTAGTCTCGATCTAAGAAAACTAATACAAACTGATTCTGTTTATTCTTCTGATTTAATTGATTCCGTTTCAGATATTGATGCAAGACAGGATTTTGATGGTACTGCTTCAGTTGATACAAACGCAGAAGTTTTTGTTCAAACTTCACAGGATGCCAGCAGCTATTCAGGTTTTCAAAAGTTTGCAAATGGTACATTTAAAGGCAGAGCTTTTAAATTTAAATGTGTGCTGACAACAAATGATACAAACCAGGATATAAGAGTTAGTCAGCTTGGATATTTTGCAGAGTTTCAAAGAAGAACAGAACAAAGTACAACAACTATTGCTTCAGGGGCAGGTGCAAAATCTGTAACATTTGATCATCCTTTTTTTACAGGAACGAGTGCTTTATTAGGTGCAAACTCTAACCCACCAGCAATAGGAATTACAGCTTTTAATATGGCATCTGGTGATTTTTTTGAACTTACAAGTATAACTGGAACTGGATTTACTGTTCATTTTAAAAACAGTTCTGGAAGTTCTGTAGATCGAAACTTTAACTTTACTGCTATTGGTTTTGGTAAAGGTTAATATTTAGGATATACTTAGAAAAAACACTGAGTTGTCATGTCTAGAGTCGATAATACGGGCGGTACAGGTTTCACTTGCGACAATGGAACAGGACTAGTTGTGAGAACGAAGCTTAACCAAATAGTTGCAGCTTTATCTACATTAAATCAAGGTTCTGGTGATCCTACAATAGGTGTAGCGGCTTATGTTCCACACATTGATGGTAATACCTTAAAAATAAGAAACGCAGCTAATGATGCTTTTATAAGTTTAGGTGATGTAAGTG